TGGTGGACTTCTACAACTCGTTGCTTACGGTGCTCAAGACGTTTACCTAACCGGTAACCCTCAAATTACCTTCTTCAAGGTAGCTTACCGCCGCCACACTAACTTCTCCATGGAGTCCATTGAACAAACATTCAATGGAACTGCTGACTTCGGTCGCCGTGTGACCTGCCAAATCAGTCGTAACGGTGATCTAATCCACCGTATGTACCTACAAACTACTTTCGCCGCCATGACTGGTCTTGATACCTACACTGGTCTAAAAATGGTCAAGTCTGTAGAACTTGAAATCGGTGGTCAACGTATTGATAAGCAATATGGTGACTGGATGTACATTTGGAATGAACTTTCCCTCGGTGTAGGCAAGCGCACTGGTTACGATGTCATGGTTGGTTCTGCCGCATTCACAACTGCTGGACAAGTTCTATACGTTCCCCTTGAATTCTGGTTCTGCCGTAACCCTGGACTTGCTCTCCCTCTGATTGCCCTACAATACCACGAAGTGAAGGTCAATATTGAATTCTCTACCCTAGCTGAATGCGGTACCATTTCCGGTAGCACAGTCACCGCCGCAACTGGAAGCATCGCTTCTTCCTCTCTATGGGTTGATTACATCTTCCTAGATACTGATGAACGCCGCCGCTTCGCTCAACTCAGCCACGAATACCTAATTGAACAACTTCAATACACTGGTGAAGAAACCGTGACTGCCAGCTCTGCCAACAAGGTAAAACTCAACTTCAACCACCCCGTTAAGGAACTGGTTTGGGTTACCCAAGATGCCACTGACTCTGACTTCGGTTCCTATGTTGCCGTTAGCACTGCTAAACTACAACTCAACGGACATGATCGCTTTGCCGAACGTGCCGGTAGATACTTCAGCGCAGTGCAACCTTACCAACACCACGAAAACATCCCTTCCGGAAAGAACATCAACGTGTACTCCTTCGCGCTAAAACCAGAGGAGCACCAACCCTCAGGTACCCTGAACTTCTCTCGAATTGACTCCGCTGTTCTACAGCTTACCACTGGAGCTGCTACCCGCGCCCGCATCTACGCCGTGAACTACAACGTTCTACGTGTGATGTCCGGTATGGGCGGTCTAGCTTACTCCAACTAAAGGAGCCGCTCGTTTGTTATAAAAATTTATCAAAAAATAAATATTTTTTTCAAAAATAGATTTTCCTGTTTTTAAATGCGTTCTAAAAATATTTTCTCCGTATAAGGTATCAAACATATAATATGGGTGGTGGACTTCTACAACTCGTTGCTTACGGTGCTCAAGACGTTTACCTAACCGGTAACCCTCAAATTACCTTCTTCAAGGTAGCTTACCGCCGCCACACTAACTTCTCCATGGAGTCCATTGAACAAACATTCAATGGAACTGCTGACTTCGGTCGCCGTGTGACCTGCCAAATCAGTCGTAACGGTGATCTAATCCACCGTATGTACCTACAAACTACTTTCGCCGCCATGACTGGTCTTGATACCTACACTGGTCTAAAAATGGTCAAGTCTGTAGAACTTGAAATCGGTGGTCAACGTATTGATAAGCAATATGGTGACTGGATGTACATTTGGAATGAACTTTCCCTCGGTGTAGGCAAGCGCACTGGTTACGATGTCATGGTTGGTTCTGCCGCATTCACAACTGCTGGACAAGTTCTATACGTTCCCCTTGAATTCTGGTTCTGCCGTAACCCTGGACTTGCTCTCCCTCTGATTGCCCTACAATACCACGAAGTGAAGGTCAATATTGAATTCTCTACCCTAGCTGAATGCGGTACCATTTCCGGTAGCACAGTCACCGCCGCAACTGGAAGCATCGCTTCTTCCTCTCTATGGGTTGATTACATCTTCCTAGATACTGATGAACGCCGCCGCTTCGCTCAACTCAGCCACGAATACCTAATTGAACAACTTCAATACACTGGTGAAGAAACCGTGACTGCCAGCTCTGCCAACAAGGTAAAACTCAACTTCAACCACCCCGTTAAGGAACTGGTTTGGGTTACCCAAGATGCCACTGACTCTGACTTCGGTTCCTATGTTGCCGTTAGCACTGCTAAACTACAACTCAACGGACATGATCGCTTTGC